CTTGGAATTAAATGGTAGATACGAGAAAACTATACGACCTTACTGCTCAGGAAAAGGAACATCTTCGTAAACTTGGGTTTATTGAGCAAGGTATCGGCTATGCCAAGCCTAATGGAAGTCCTGCTAAAAAAGAAGACATCTTTAAAGCATTAAAGACTCCAATTACTGCCGGTTCTACAACTACTCAGAATTATATATTCTCAAAGATACTAACTCGTGCTGCTGAACAGAGAATTATTCCTAACAAAACTGCAGAAGCCAGAAAATGGTTTCGAGATAAGGCACAGAACTATCGTGGCAATAGAATACAAAGGGATAACTTATTCCAAAATTCCATAACCACGAATAATGCAAGTCCAGCCAATCCCGGAAGAATGTTTATGTTTTCTTATGATGCAAAAACAAAAGAAAAACTACCATATTGGGACGCATTTCCACTTATCTTTATGGTAGGCCCTGCAGCAGGAGGGTTTTATGGTATCAATCTCCACTATTTACCTCCTGTATTAAGAGCAAAGTTGATGGATGCATTATACACCATCACAAATAACCAAAGATATGACGATACAACTAAAATTAAACTATCATATCAAGTATTAAAGAGCACCTCTAATTTGGGTTTATTTAAACCATGCTTTAAACACTATCTTTCAAGCCATGTTAAAAGCAAGTTTATCTTGGTTCCAGCATCTGAATGGGACATAGCACTAATGCTTCCACTGCAAAAATGGGTTGGTGCGACATCGGAAAAGGTTTGGGAAGATTCAAAAAAGATGGTTGGGGGATAATTCATGCCTTTTAATATACACGAGTTCCTATCTGCTATTCCTAATGAGTTGGCTCGTGAAGCACATTTCCAAATGTCTTTCACACTACCGAGCACAATTAAAGATGATGTTAAACAATTATCAATCTTATGCACTGCAGCATCTTTACCAACTAGGCAAGCAGAAGTTGCATCTGTAAGAAGATATGGTCAAGGTATCACTAATCCATATGTTATGGGAATGAATTTTAGTCCTCTAGATGTTACTTTTTATTGTGATGCCAAAGGCACAACAATTTCTGCAATTCAAAGTTGGATGGATAGTATGCTTAATCTAAAAGATTCCGGAAATCTTATGATGGTGCAATATAAAGATTCATATAAATCAGATATTTCTTTATCACACTTTGATTCGCTCGGCAATACTATAAGTCAATATACCTTTATAGATGCATTTCCAGTATCATTTGGTCCTGTAAACTTTAGCTGGGCGTCTCATGATAGCTTGGTTCTCATTCCGGCATCATTTATATACACCAACTACACATCCACAACAGGATCTGGACAGACTATATCCAATCTTTCTACTTCAAATCAACCAGCAAAGGTAACAAACATACCAGTTACCGGAAATGTCCCAAAATAATGAGAGGAATATAAAATGAAGTTGCCTACGATTGATCATCCTACTTTTGAGATTAAATTGATATCTATTAATTCTCCAGTAAAATATAGACCTTTTACTGTACGAGAAGAAAAGATAATGTTGATTGCCGAAGAAAGTAAAGATTCAAAAGATATCATGAATGCAATAAAGCAAGTTATTAACAACTGTTGTATTTCTGATATTGATGTGGATAAACTGCCATTATTCGATATCGAGCATATGATAATTCAACTTAGATCAAAATCTGTATCTAATATTTCAACACTTCGATATCGTGATAAAGAAGATGGCCAAGTAAGATCCTTTGATATTGATTTGGATACCATTAAGCCAGTAATATCAAATAATCATAGCACTACAGTTAAAATTGATGAAAAGACAGTTCTGACTTTTAAATATCCAACTATGGAAATGCTCGGTAAAATTAAATCCACTGAAGATGATGAAATTGAACTTGTTGCGGCATGTTTAGATTCGATTGTCTCTGGAGAAGATTTTTACGATACTTCCCTTTATACTATTGAAGAAAAAGTAGAATGGCTTGGAAACCTTGGTGGCAAATCATTCAATAAAATTAAAGAAACTTTTATTGATACTATGCCAAAAATACAACATGAACTAGAATATATCAACAATACTGGAAAAGAAGTGAAGATCGTTCTGGAGGGCTATCGCGATTTTTTTTAATGGTGCTGAGTCATAATACTTTATTGAACTATTATTATTTAATGTTTAATTTGGCCCAGCATCATAATTATTCTATAACAGAGATTGAATCTCTAATGCCCTTCGAACGTGATATTTATGTTGGTTTGTTACAAAAACATATTGCAGATAAAATTGCTAAGATGGAGAGCAGGTAGTGGCTGGAAGAAAAATATATATTGTATCATTTCCGGGACAAAAACCAGAACGTTATGTTAAAGACATAAATGGTGACTGGTGGACTTTATCTGAAAAAAATACACCGAAACCGGCTGATAAAAAATTATATAACTTTATAAATGCGGTAGCTAAAGCGCAAGATGCAGAAGATGCCAAAGAGGCTGAAGAATCATCTGAAAAAGTAAGTCCGCTATCATCTGCTATGCTTGATGTCGGTGATCAAGAATCCTTGCAACCTGAAGATAAATTAGAAACACCGACCAAACCAGAGTTAACTAAACAACCATTAATAGATCCTGTAAAATTATTAGAACCTCCTCCATGGCCAAGAGGCGGTAATTGGCCAAATCCTAAAGAAGAATCTGTAGAACAGAAACCAAGACCTCCGTTACCAAAGGCACCAGAGCCAAATCCTAATCCAACCTTTAATAAGATTGATGATTGGAATTTGCCATTCACAGATGAATATAATAAAAAGGCCAAAGAAAAACTAAATGCTGCTGCCAAATATACTAGAGAAGAAATTATTCCCGGTAGCAACACTAATAAGTTTATTCTAAACCCTCTTAAGAAGCTAAAAGAAAGGTTTGGTCCTAAAGATCCATGGAGAGAATCTCTAGATAAGTTATCTGATTTAGATGAAAAAGAAATCGATATTCTAAAATCTAGAGGGGTTGCAAAGGCGTCTGAAAAGGATTTCTCTTATCGTAAAGAGGGGAAGCCACTTTCTAAAGAACAAATACTTAAAGAACTACAGACTCATTATGGTGCGGTGACATGGAGAGATTCTCTAGATAAAATGTCAGATCTTGATGAAAATGAAATAAAGGCTCTAAAAGAACGTGGAATTGCTCCTTCGTCTGAAAAGGATTTCTCTTATCGTAAAGAGGGGAAGCCACTTTCTAAAGAACAAATTGTTTCTGAGTTACAAGAACATTATACAAATAGAGAAGAAGAATTATCTGGAAACAAAGATGTTACTAAAGAAACTTCTGATGGATTTGGTAAAAGATTGAGTGAAACTCGTGGATCTTCTTTTGGAAATTATGGAGGCCGAAAGCCAACTTTTGCAGAAAGATTGCAAGAAGAAAGGGCTAGACCTTTTGGATATGATAAGTTTGACTATGGCAGGGGAGGAAAGTCTGATAAAGGTGGTAGTACTACTGGAACAGATAGAGTTGGTTCGGATGAAGATCATCTAAAATCAATAGACAAAACTGCAAAAGCCATTCTATTTGTTCTTACCAAGAAGGACAAACAAAAAGGCATAGACAAAGAAAATAAAGAAACTGAAGATCAACTAAATGAGGATTTAGAGAAAGAAGGCGATGAACCAACTTCTAACACACAAAGAGTTTATGAGACTTTTAAAAAAGGCAAAAAATCTTTTAATAAGATGAAAGAGAGATTCAGTAAAAATAAACCTGATGTTGAAGATGTAGAGAAAGAGGGAATAGATGGGGTCAAGCCTTTAGAAGAAGGTGCAGGGAAGGTATTGCCAGAAGCCGCAAAGGGCGCAGCGGTTGCAGAAGGTGATGGAGTTGCAGAAGGTGTTATTGGTGCAGGAGTAGGAGAAGCAGAAGGTGTTATTGGTGCAGGAGTAGGAGAATTTGCTCTGGATGCTGCTGCTATTGGTGCAGTTGGATATGGTGCATATAAAGCAGCAAACTATCTAACCACGCCAGTGCCATCATATAAAGAGGCATATAAACAAAAATATGGACACGAACCAAATGCCACACCAGAAAAGAAACCACCATTAAATGAACAAACAAAATCCGTTGATGAACTTCAGAATAAAAAAGATGATGTTCAGGAAGAAAAGTCCAAAAAGAATAATCAAGGATCTCCGACGATTATAAATAACAATAATACTACACATCAGGGTTCGTCTGGTGGTGGAGGTAGTTTTGGGGATATGGCTACTGCTGGACCTAGAAATAGCCTAGATTTGCAATATTATGCCGCCTGAGGAATTATCATGATAAACGTCCAAATAGCAATTCAATATATTGGTAAAGTAATGCAAGATGATGATGGAACTCCTTCATCTAAAAGATGGGTTGCTCTACTGTCATTTTTGATGATTACTATTACTTGGGGAGTAAATCTATTTGGAAATTATGTTCCGACAGAATTTATTTTTGATGCGTTAGTTTATATTACTTTAGGATGTCTGGGAATAACTGGTATTGAGAAGTTTTCCAGTCATTTGAAATCCCCACAGGCAGATTCTACTGACGATAAATAAAAGTATGGGAGAGTCTAGATAAGGCTGCGAAGATAGTCAGTCTAGATAAGACTTGAGGGGGAGTTTTTGCTCCCCCTCTTTTTTATTAGTCTGTAAGAAACTGTGGCCCTTGACCACTAATCCATTGATGCTTTGCAAATTCTGCTAAAGACTCATCATGATATTCCTTAGTATATACTACCCGATTATCTTCAAGCAATGTTACAATATAAGCACCTTGCTTAACATCATATCGCCAATTAGCATTTCTCATATTAGACTCCTACTGCTGTTCGATAAAGGTCAAGCATCGAATCTTCATGATCACGAGTATCCTTGTCCTTCTTTCTAAGGCGAATGATCTGTCGAAGAGTCTTCACATCAAATCCTACTGCCTTGGCTTCCGAATAAACGTCCTTGCGATCATTCTTGATGCCATCGAGTTCTTCTTCAATTCGTTCAATTCGTTCAATATATTGCTTAAGCTGAGTTGCTTCAATCGTATCTGTCATAATATAAACTCCTAATAATGGAGGATGGGGTGGGATTCGAACCCACGGAACCCTTTCAAGTTCACTGGTTTTCAAGACCAGATCATTAAACCGCTCTGACACCCATCCAATTTGTGGAACCCTTATATCACATCTTCGAAAAAAGTAAAAGAATTAATTGCCGATTTTGGCAATCCTGATATAATTCAAGTACGCAGAATATTCACCTCAGTTACAGATTCTAGAATTTGGAAAAACAAAGTTCAGAGAAGATTGAAAGTTATATCATCACCCAAATGGATTAATGATAGTTATGGTTTCGGTCCCAAAAATTTGAATAATTTGATATCAGCTAAAAGTGTTTCTACTGGAAACTCTGGCTTAGTCACTAAAGAAGAATTTGTTTCCAATCCAGATTTAGTTGGCGTAATGAAGGGAAGAAAGAATCCAAAATTATCTGAACATAGAAAAGGCAATTCTATAACTAAAGGTTATACTAACGAATATCGCTTAGAGAATAATATGAAACCAATTACAGGTAGACCCAAAGGAGTCAAATCATCAGATCAAGGAAGACTTAATAGAAGTCTTGCGACTAAGGGTAAAGCTAGAGTTAAAAATATAGAAACAGATAAAATCTTCTATACTGAAAAAAATAATCCAGAAATTGGTTTATCACTAATTCTTTATCCCACAAATAAAAAAAGGATCTAGGGGTCACCCACAATCTGATACCACAAAAGAAAAACTAAAAATATCTACTCAGAATAGACCAATCCATTATTGTGAAATTTGTGATGTAAACATAAAGGGAAATTCAAGTTGGGTTCGACATATAAAATCATTAAAACACTTCAATAATATCGAACCCAACAAGAAAGAAGATTAATCTTCTTCAGCTAGGCGACGAAAAAAGCTAAGATCTGAATCGTCTTCTTCATCATTCTTTACCGATGATGCCTTAGTACCAAACTGATCCCAAGGAATATCGTCCTCATCAAGATCAGTCTTAATAGAGCGCGGCTCTGGAGCACGAGCAATCGGGTCAGGCTCATAAGTATTACGAGTGGGGCCATCAAGTTCTAGAACCATATTGAGACGCTTCTGAAGCTGCTCATAGGTCTTAAAGTTTGATGGATCGATTACTGCCTTAAGAGAATGAGTGCTCTTCAAAAGGGTCTCTAGATAATCATCATCATCACTGATTGCCTTAGGAGCACCAAAGCTAGACTTATCATAGTTTGGATATCCTTCAACCTTACGCTGGCGAAGATAAAAATCTGCACCGTTCCACATGTTGAATGGATCGATTGGAATGGTTTCACCAATACCATCATCAACTGGATTTGTAAGCTCACTCAACATATTAAAGATCTTCTTGCCATAACGATATAGTAAAACCTTACCGTTATTCTCTGGATTACCAGTATCCTTAATAACTAGAATATTAGAAACAAAATGTTCCTTGCGCTTCTGCTTACGAGCCTGCTTACGCTGTGGAGAATCATCATTATCAGATTCTCTCCAAAGACGGCTATTATATTCTCCGCAAGGATCCTTTTGACCTAGAGTTGATAGAGAATTTTCA